CAAGTTTGACCTGCCAACCGCAGGCGAATACCTCGCCGCAATGCACATCGGTGGCGAAACGTTCCGCAACGTCGCAGCAGCCGCCCGCGACTTCGCACTTTCGCGCCAGTCTGCACTTCAGGCAGCCGCAGGTGACACCCTCACCACCGACACGCCTGGTCTGCTCCCAGTCCCAGTTCTCGGCCCGGTGTTTCAGGATCTGAACTACATCCGCCCAGTCGTCGCAGCAGTCGGCGCTCGCGCCATGCCCGATGGTGGCAATCAAAAGACGTTCATCCGCCCGACGTGGACAACGCACCCGTCGGTCGCATCACAGTCGCCTGAACTCAACCCAGTTTCGGCCACCACCCCCGTGATTGCATCGAATGTCATCAGCAAGACCACCCTCAGCGGTGCCGTCACGTTGTCCGTACAGGACATCGACTTCACGTCGCCCGCAGCAATGGAAATCATTTTGCGCGACCTCGCAGGTCAGTACCTGCTCGCGTCCGACAACGTCGCAGCAGACGCCATCACCAACGGTGCATCGGCATCGGGATCGACCTGGACGTACAACACCACCGACCCGTCAACGCTCAGCGCCGCAATCTACGACGCAGCCGTCGACATTCTGTCGGCCAGCAACTTCCTGCCTGACCACGTTTTCGTTTCGCCAAACGTGTACAAGTTGCTCGGACAGCAGCTCGACGCAGACAAGCGCCCAGTATTCCCATACGCAGGCGCCGCAGGCCTCATGGGCGTCAACGCAATGGGCACCGCAAACGTCACACAGATGAACACGTTCAACCCGTTCGGCCTCAACCTTGTCGTGGATCGCAACTTTGCAACCAACACCATGGTCGTCGCCAAGGGCTCCGCAATCGAGTTCTACGAGCAGGTACGCGGCCTCATGTCGGTTGAGGTGCCAAGCACCCTCGGACGCACGTTCTCGTACTACGGGTACGTCGCAACGTTCATCGCCGACAGCGACCTCGTCAAGTCCATCACCGTCAGCCCGTGATCTGAAAGGTAGGCCCACAAAATGGCCACCTACACGGTCACACACAAGTACCTACTGGACGATTACGCCGTCCTACAGCTCCTCACCCCCTCTGAGGTAGTTGTAGGCGGCGCGATCACCGTCACAGGCGTCGACGCAACGTTCAACGGCTCCTACACCGTTTACGCGCTTCCGCAATACCTGTACCTGGGTATCGACACCGAAGGCGACCTGATGTACGACTATCAGGTACCGATCCAAAACCAAGTGCTGTACGCCAAGACCGCCAGCAACGTTGATCGTGTCGCATCCACCGGGTCGCTCGCATACACGCCTGTCTGTACTTGGATTACCGCAACTAACATTGAGGATTGGCTAGGTATCGGCACAGCAACTGCGGGCGACGCAGCGTTTTTGACACAATGCGCCGCAGCCGCCAACCAGTTCTGTTATCGACGCCGACAGGAAGCCGGATACATTGACAGCGTCAGCACCAGCCCATCAAGCGACGTTACCTTAGGAACGATCATGTACGGTGGTGCCCTGTACCGTCAGCGCGGCTCAATGGATCAGTTTGCGTCGTTTGACGGCATGGCAACTGCCCCAGTCGTCGGCCTATCGGGCATGGTAAAGCAGCTGTTGGGGATTGACCGCCCACAGGTGGCCTAATGCCCGTACCCGCATACACCGACCTGTTCAACGAGGCCATCGACGACCTGACTACCACCCTGCAAACCATTACAGGGCTACAGGTCGTCAACGATCCCCGAAACATTGTCCCGCCGTGCGCGTTCATTGACGCACCATCGTGGGAAAGCTGGAACTACAACATCGTCAAACTTACATTCCCGGTCAAGGTGCTGACGCTCGGCCCAGCCAACCTGGATGCTCAGCGATCCTTGCTCAACATTTGCGCCATGCTGTTAGCCAAAAACGTGGCCGTCACCGGGGGCCGTCCAACGGTGATCGACATTGGCGGCTCAATTTTGCCTGCCTACGATCTTACCGTCACTATGCAAGCACAGACAAGCTAGGAGCGATCATGTACGTCATCGTTAGCCCGCGCCTCGGTACACCAGGCGACAAGTTTGAGCCAGTAGAAGGCACAAACATTGACGCCCTGTTGTCGGCGGGCCTCATATCCACCGACAAACCAAAAAAGTCGTCTAAAGTCAAAGCAGAACCAGTCGAGGAGTAACCAAACATGGCAACCAGCGTCTACCTGTCCAACCCGGCAATCGAAATCAACAACGTCGATCTGTCCGACCAATGCACCGCCGCAACCGTCACCTACACCGTTGAAGCGCTGGAAAACACCGCTTTCGGCTCAACCGCCCGCACCTACACCGCAGGCCTTGCCAACAACAGCATCACCGTCACCCTGTACCAGTCGTACGCATCCAACGAAACCGAAGCGTCGATCTACGCGCTGGTCGGCACCACGACGACGTTGGAGCTGTCGCCCACGGCCGCAGGTTTGACCACACCAACGGCTGCATCGCCGAAGTACACGCTGACTGGCGCGTACTTGGAAAGCCACACCCCAATCAACGCATCGCTCGGCGAACTGTCAACCATTGACCTCACCTTTACGGGTGGCACACTCACAAAGGCCACCAGCTAATCATGTTCTCGCCAGCCCAATCGGGCGGCGCTGAAAACAAACCAAGCAAGCCCGCGCTGGCGGAGCCTTGCCCGACGAAAGGTAACTAATGCGCGTCAAACTCAAAGTTGACCTCAAGGATGGGCGTGAACCCCGCACAATGGTCACAAACATGCTTGCCATCGTCGAATGGGAAAAAACGGAAAACCGCCGATCCGCAGACGGCAAAGGCATCGGTTTCGTTGACATGTGCTGCTGGGCATACATCCTATGCAAACTCGCTGGCGACAAAGTGCCCGGCACATGGCGAGAATGGGTCGCTGAATACCCCGACATGGAAATCACGCCCATTGAAGAAACCACCGACGAAACCCCTACCATCGCGGCACCTGGCGACGCTCCCTCGCTGAGGTCTTAGTTATGACGGGCTACTGGCCGCCGCAAGTGGAGTTTGACACTCGAGACATGACCACCGTGTTCCATGTGCTTGAGTTGCAACAGCAACAGGCAAAGCGGGGCCGCTAGTGGCAACAGTTGAGGTGATCGGCGTCAAGCAAATGTTGCAAGACCTTAGGCAGATTGACCCTGAGGCCCGCAAACAATTTGCCAAAGACGCCAAGCAGATTGCTAGCCCGATTGTTCTTGAGGCGCAAAGCCGCTACCCAGCACAAACTTTGTCAGGTATGCGGTATCGCTGGACGCAGAACGGGCGGCAGTTGTTGCCGTGGGATCAGCGTAAAGCTCGACGTGGCGTACAGGTCAAAGTTGATGCTGGACGCAAAAAAGATGGCGTGGTGACCATCATTCAGAAAGACCCGGCAGCTGCCATTTATGACATTGCGGGCCGCGGCAATTCAAACCGCCTTGGTGACGCCTTGACTGCATTTGCTGGCAACCCGTCGCGCGTCATGTGGCCGTCAGCCGAGGCGCACATTACCGACGTGCAGGACGAAATGACCAAAGCGCTTGAACAGGTTGCAACCGAGATAAATCGTAGAATTGCAACCATATGAGCATTCGCATACCCATCATCAGCGAATTTGACGACAAGGGTATTGCGCGCGCCAAAAAGGAGTTCAACAGCCTTGAAACGACCTCAGAAAAGGTCGGCTATGGCATGGAGAAAGCCTTCGTGCCTGCGATTGCAGCTGTGGGCGCACTCGCCGCTGGTCTTGGCATGGCTGCTAAAGCGGCCGCCGAAGATGAGGCCGCACAAGCCGCACTTGCCGTACAGCTTGAAAATTCGACAGGTGCCGGGCAGGAACAGATCGCCGAAGTTGAGAAAGCGATTAGCGCAATGTCGCGCCAGGCCGCAGTTGCCGACGACGTACTGCGCCCCGCATTTGCCGCACTTGTTCGTGGCACAAAAGACATAAACGAAGCCCAATCCCAAATGTCGCTTGTGCTTGACATCAGCCGGGCAACATCCATTGACGCAACCACCGTCGCCGACGCGCTCGCCAAAGCGTACGAAGGCAACTTCAAGGCCCTGCGATCGCTCACGCCCGAAATGGCAAACCTCATCCGTGAGGGTGCCGACATGGAGACCATTATTAGCGTGTTGGGTGGCACGTTCGGTGGCGCAAACAAGGCGTTTACTGAGACCGCTGAGGGCGGCATGGCAAAAATGCAAATTGCGTTTGCTGAAATGCAAGAAAGCATTGGCGCCGCCGTTCTGCCATTGCTGGAGCGCCTGGTGCCAATCATCACTAAAATGGCGCAAGCCGTCGAAGAAAACGCCGACGTCGTGATTATCCTGGCAGGCGTCATCGGCACCCTGTCGGCCGCCATCATTGCCTACAACGTGGCAGTCAAAACCGCGGCATTTTTGCAGACTGCGTTCAACATCACGTTGGCCGCCAACCCGATCGGGCTAGTTGTGGCCGCCATTGTGCTACTTGGTGCAGCTCTTGTAGCCGCATACGCCAAATTTGAAGGCTTTAGAAAAGTTGCAGACGCCGTTTTTGGCGCACTCAAGGCAGGCATAAAAATTGCCGTTGATTACGTTGCAAGTTACCTGAACAGCATGATTAGCGTGTTTCGCACCGTGTTCAACACGATCGCAAACCTGTGGAATTCAACCCTCGGGGGCTTGTCGTTTGAGATCCCGGACTGGGTGCCAGGCATCGGCGGTCGAGGCTTTAGCATCCCCGAAATGCCGACCATCGGTGGCGGGGCCGCTAGCGGCGCTTTAGCGACCGTAGGAAGCGACAAAAACCTAGGGGTGCCTATTCCGTCATCCGGGGGCGGATCGGTCGTCGTAGCGGCTCCTAGCGTCCCTACAGGGGGCGGTAGTGGCGGTGGCGGGGGCGCATCCGTCCGACAAATCATGGAAGCCCCAAACATGCTCGGGGCAGGCATTGCGAGCAACCCGTTTACATCAAGCGCCCGTAATGCCATGCTGGAAAACATCACCGTCAACGTCAACGGCGGATTGGCGACCAGCGTCGAAATCGGGCAGGCCGTGGTTGACAGCATCCGCGCCTACAACCGATCAGCTGGCCCGGCGCGTATTGAGGTCAGCGGGTACGTCTGATGCCCGGCACAACAATCGTCCAATCAGGCAACTATTCGCTGGAGATCGACACAGGCTTTACGGTTGATGCTTTCACGCTGGACGACAGCACCAAAGGCGTTTTAGACAACACGACCTATGTGCTGGACGGCACCACCCAGTTTGCTGACGTCACCGACGGCACCCTAAACATTGCCGTTCGTCGAGGTCGCAAAGATCAGGGCGACCAGTTCAGCGCAGGCACCATGACGTTCACACTCAATGACACGCTTGCCGACGGCATCTTCAACCCATTTGACACATTGAGCCCGTACTACGACGCCAACGCCAACGTTCCCGGTTTGGCACCTATGCGCCGTGTGCGCCTTGGCCGCTACAACGCCACCAACACGCTTGAATACCTGTTCAAGGGCTACGTCGTCAACTACGACTACAACTTTGCGCTGGGCGGGCTAAACACAGTCAGCGTCTACTGCGCCGACGACTTCTATTTGCTGGCACAAACCTACATGGACGAATACAACGTCACGACCGAAACATCAGGCGAACGCATAGAAAGCGTTTTAGACCTGCCTGAAGTCGATTACCCGACCGGGCCAACCGCCCGCAACATCTCCACAGGCACCGTCAACCTCGGCCACGACAGCACCTACACCGTGCCCGCAGGCACAAACGTGCTGGCCTACCTAAACCAAATCAACGGCACCGCCGAATTCGGCCGCCTATTCGTATCGCGTGACGGCGTACTGACATTCCAAAACCGCATCGGTGCCACCCTCAGCGGATCGGTAGCCGACTTCAAAGACAACGGCACAGGCGTCAAATACGACAACGTAGGCATTACATTTGAAGCTGACAGCGTCGTCAACCGTGCCTACGTTCAAAACCTCGGCGGGTCTAACGCAACCGCAAGCGACACCGCCTCGATCGCCACCTACTTCATCCAAACCGAGAGCATCACCAACAGCCTGTTGGAGACCAGCGGATCACAGTTGTCCGCCGCAGCCACCTACCTGCTCAACGGCGAACCCGAAGCCAGGTACACCGACGTCGCAACCAAATTCGCCATGCTGACCACCGCCCAACGCGACACCGTCGCCACGATTGACATTGGCGACACGATCACCATTGAAAAAACCTTTACGACAGGCACCGGGACGACCAGCCTTGGCCAAGAACTATCGGTTGAAGGCATTGAACATTTGATTGACTTCAGCACCGGGCATCGCGTCAACTTGTACACAGCAGCCACCACCATCGTTTACGAGCTCACATTGGATGACCCCACCTATGGCGTACTCGACGCCGAGAATGTTTTAGGATAGGAGCACCTATGGCAATCCAAGACTTCACCGCCGGGCAAGTATTGACCGCCGCCCAAATGGATACGTTGCAAGCCAACGATTACAACTGGACGGTCTCAACTAAGACCGCGTCATACACGCTTGTGGCCGCCGACAAAGGCACCCGCATCGTCATGAACAGCGCATCAGCCACGACCGTCACCGTCAACACATCGCTGTTTAGCGCTGGCGACACGTTGCAGATCATCAACATTGGAGCAGGCACCTGTACCGTGACCGCAGGCACCGCAACCGTAACCACATCCGGATCACTTGCATTGGCGCAATGGGGGGGCGGGACTCTTTACTTCACCTCGGCGTCAGCCTCAATATTTTTTCCCTACGGTGGCATAGGGTACGGATCAGCAACAGGCGGCACAAGCTCGTCAATCACGGTTGGCGGTGTCAATTACACGCTTCTCAGTTTTACGACAGATGCAACTTTGACCGTTTCGGGATCGGGTGGCCTTTTTGACATTCTCATGTTTGGCGGCGGTGGCGGCGGCTCAGGATCGCAAAACGGTGTTGCTAACCGTTGCGGCGGTGGTGGCGGCGCAGGCGCCAAACTGCAAACAACTTTGTACCTGCCAGCAGGATCATATTCAGTAACCGTTGGAGCTGGTGGCGCAGCAGGCGCAGACACGGCATGGGGCGCTCAAGGGTCATCGTCAGTCATTGGCAGTATTTTGTCCGTTGCTGGCGGTGGCGCTGGCCTTTGTCCATACAACGTAGCTGGCACAAGTTTGACCAATGCCGTACGCGGCGGTTGCGGCGGCGGTGGCGGCGGCGAATTGAGCATAACAACCGGCGCATTGTCGATTTACGGCAATACGTCTTACGGTTACGCAGGCGGTAACGGGTCGCACGACGTAGCAGGCGGCGGCGGCGGTGGCACAGCTGCAATCGGCGGCAACTTCTCAGGTACCACCGGGGGAGCAGGCGGAGCAGGCACCGACGTATCAACATTCATTGGCGGCTCAACGCTGTACAAAGGCGCAGGCGGTGGCGGCGGATCAACGACGGGCGGAGCTGGCGGATCATCCATTGGTGGAACTGGCGGCGGATCAGGCGGCAATGCAACAGCCGCATCGGCAAATACTGCGTCAGGTGGCGGCGGCGGCTCGAACAGCGCAGCGGCAAAAACTGGCGGTGCAGGCGGATCAGGCATCGTGTATGTGAGGTTCAAGGTATGAGCGACGCACAATATTTCGCACAAATTGACGACAACAACGTGGTGTTACAGGTGCACGTTGTAACAGCCAAATTTATGGCCGACAACCCTGAGCGCTACCCCGGCACATGGGTCGAAACGTATTTTGACACGCCTGACAAAACATACGCTGGCGTCGGTTTTACCTACGACCCGCAAACCCAAGATTTCACGCCACCACCAAACCTTGAACCCATCGAGGACAAGTGACAAAGTGGCTACTGAGATCATGGTGGTGTTTATCGGTGGCGCTTTCTCTGTACTCGTTGCGATCATTCATCGGGGTCAAAAAGAAAACCGTGAAGATCACGGACGGGTACATGAAGCGCTGGGCCGAATAGAACAAAAAATCGACCACCACACGGAGAACCACCCATGAGCAAAGAAACCAAAGCAATGCTCGCTAGTTACGCTCGATCCGTCATTGCTGCCGTTGCAGCTGTTGTAGCGACAGGCAACACCGACCCGCAAGACCTCGCTAAAGCCGCAGCAGCCGCCCTGCTACCCGTCATCATGCGATGGGCCAACCCCAACGATCAGGTTTACGGACGTGGCAGTAGCCAAAGCTAAACCAGGCGTACCAGGCGCCACCGACTACATCGGGAACGCCGACGGAGCGTCCAAAGGCCCACGCCCAGGCATGGACGAATGGATCCGCCAAGCCGTCAAATACGCCAACGGTTCGCTGTGGAACAACGGCAGCTGGGGTCAACGCGACATGAAAGGCAAACCCGGCACCTTGTCAGTACACGCCACAGGTCGCGCCGTCGACTTGTCTTATCGCGATATGCCCGACGATCGTGGCAAACCAAACGGCCGCCAACTCAGCAAAGTATTTATCGAGGCGTGCGTAGCCAATGCAAACGAACTCGGTTTACAAATGGTCATTGACTACTGGCCGCAGCCGTTCGGTCGAGCATGGCGATGCGACCGCATGGCTTGGCAGGTCTACCAAAAACAAACCGTGTCCGGGGCGCCTGGTGGCGACTGGTGGCACGTTGAGATAACACCCAAAATGGCAGACAACCCAAACCTCGTCAAAGCCGCATTTCTCAAGGTATTCGAGGGTATTCCCGCATAGGCCCGTCAGATCCCCTAGGGTGGGATCACCGACGAAAGGAACCTAGCCATGACATTGAACCCATTAGCCGCATTAGCCACCCTGGTTACAGCAGTCCTAGGGCTTACGACGCTCCTAGAGGCTCCTAGACCCCTCTCAGGGCAACCTAGCGCCACGACCACACCCGTCTCGTGGGATGAATACCCAACCACAACGGTCGGGCAAACCATCGTCACCGAGACCAGCTTGCCGACCACGATCGCCAACTGTGACGACGTTGTAAACCTCGCCCGGCAAGTTGGCTGGCCCGAAGATCAACTTGACACGCTGGGGGTAGTGGCCCTCAGGGAGAGCAACTGCACAGCAACCGCCCACAATGTCAACGATCCGATGGGGGGCAGTTATTCCATCATGCAGGTCAACGGTTTTTGGTGCTTGCCAAATACCTATTGGCCGATTGGCTGGCTACAAGCGCAAGGCGTTCTCGACCATTGCGCTGAGCTGTTTATTCCCGAGGTCAACCTGCGCGCTGCACTCGCCATCTACAACAATTCCGGGTGGGCACCGTGGGCTGCCACAGCACCGTGACACACCTGTGATAGAACATCCCTACATAGATCCCGACGACACACTCAGCAAGGAGACCCGACAAATGATGGCCGACAACTTTCAGCCGACCTCAGCATCAGCAAAACAACTTGAAGCGCTGAACCAACTGGTCGACGCAATCTTCAACCCGTACAGCGACATCATTCGACGCCTACGCACCATTCGCAACGCCATGAGCTTGTGCGACCCGGAACCGTTGTACGACATTGAAACGATCGACAAAGCGATCGCCGCGTTGGAGAAGGCACGATGAATTGCACCATCTGCAAAGGCGCAATCGCATGGCCCGACATTCAAGGCCGCACCCATTTCGTGTGTGATGGTCGAGTGCCAACCGCCAAACCAGTCACCCCGTACGGGCAAGCAATGCAAATCAGCCAAGCGGTCGCCGACGCCAAATGGACACCCGCACAGCAACGCCAAGTTGACGCCGCCATCGACGCCTGCGCCCGCGAAATCGGATATTTCACCGCTGACGACGTGTGGTCGGCTCAATGCAGCTGTGCGACGCCGCACCATCGTGAACACCGGCGCCGTACGCCACGCCAACCGTGGCGGCCAGCATGATCACGCTCAACGCCTCACCGTATGGGCAGCCGCATAATGGCATTCGACCTCAGCAACTACGAAACCGTCGAAGATCGCCTAGCCCGATTTTGGGTTGACCACCCGATCGGGCGCATCGAGACAGCGATGATGGCCTACGACGGCGACAGCTGCATCTTCCGCGCCGAGGTTTACTTTGACGCCAGCCAGGCGACACCCACCGCGACTGGCTACGCCGAAGAAGTCAAAGGCTCAAGCCCAGTCAACCGAACATCATT